CGCACCGTCTGCAATCTTGGCGGTGGTTACAGCGTCGGTAGCAAGTTTGGCTCCTGTAACGTTTGCGTCATTAATTTTTGCGGTAGTTACTGAAGAAGACGCAAGTTTTGCAGCAGTGACGTTTGCGTCAGTAATGTTTGCAGTTTCGACTGCGTTGTCTGCCAGTTTGGCATTCGTTACTGCGTCTGCACCAAGCTCGGTGGTTGTTACAGCGCCGGCAGCGATTTCAGACGTACCAACGGCATTGGCAGCGATGCTGTCGCTATTTACTGCGTCGGTTGCAATTTTTGCATTTGTGACCGCGTCATCTGCAATCTTCGCGGTTGCGACACCGCCATCAGACAGGCTTGCACCTGTAAGTGCGCCAGTGGCAAGCTTTGCTGCAGTTACTGAACCGTCAGCAATTTTTGCGGTTGTGACTGCGTTGGTTGCAAGTTTGGGCGCAGTAATGTTGGCGTCAACAACCGACGCTGTTACGACTGCATTTGAAGCCAGTTGATCCGCACCAACTGCGTCATCCGCAATCTTGGCTTGGGTAATACCGTCGTCTGCAACTTTGGCTCCTGGAATTGAGCCGTCGTCAATTAAACTGCTGACACCTTTTTGTACCAGACCTTTTGCTGTGATCCGCTTAGTTTCGGCAGCGGATACATCATTTAGGGGAATATCGTCGGTGGCTTCTGCATCGGCCTGTGCAAGAGCCGGAAGGTCTGAAATACGAAGGTCAGCCACAGCTCTTGACTTCTAGTGTCTAGATGGATTCTAGAGTTAACTCTCTTGCTCTACCTCG